GGTTTCACCTTCTTATTTCCAAAATATATGGCATATACTATGATTTTTTCTATCTTGATATATTCCAAGCAAATCTTTAATATCAAGATTATAATCTTTGTTTAATATTTTAATTAAATCTTCTCTATCTTCTGCATTATACGGCGTTTCCGGTATTTTAATACTTACGCTTTTAATGCCTTTAATGATTTTCATGGCTTTACCCCCTCAAAAGATCCATTTAATAATGGTGATCAATCCTATAATTGCTAATACAAATCCTATTACCGGTAAGATAAAATGCCAAATATTAAAATTGTTTAATATATTCCACCACATATTAAGCCCCCTAAAATATCTTTGTAAATCCCTTAAATGAATCCCCCATTGCATTAGTTAGCCCTTTATGTAAAATCCTTTTAATCTCCGGTTTATTACTCACCAGGGAAGGCTTTAAAAAGGGATATAATTTTTCTATCTTTGGGCCATATTCTACAATAGTCCCCACTTCTGCATCGGCATAAACCAACCGGGTAGTGATTGAAGCCCTTAATCTGCCGGTCTTAACTCTGACGATTAATTTTGCCCCTCTTTCAACTAATAGCCCAGCCTTATATAAAGCCTTATCTATTTTATCCTGGATCTTCTTCCCGGCGCTTTTAAATCTTTCGGCCAGTTCTTTTCCGTTAATAATTTCGGTTTTGAATTTCATTCAATCACCTCAAAATATAAATATATACAGCGAATACAAGAGTAATAAAGGATATTGCATACGCCATAAATTCTGTTACATTTGTCAAACATCTAAATATTCTATGTATGCTCTCTTTTTCACTCCCCCAATACTTGTAAGATATTTCTTCAAACAGTTTAAATATAAGCCATAATGCACCAGATATCCATATCAAGCCACCTCACTTAAATATAATTGATAAAAATTGCCCCACTTTTTTGGCTGCATTCTAACTATATATTCATCTGATCCGTCAACGATCTTATAATCTACCTTGATATCTTCGGTAGCCCAGCAAAACATCTGATGGGTTATAGTAAACCGAAGATTCATACTTCCAAAAGCCAAGGCATCACCTGGACTAGTCGGCGGTATGCAGCATTTTACAGAAGTCGAAATATCGACCCAGGCTTCAACTGCATTCCCAGTTTGTGATGCCTTCTTTTGGCTTGTTACTGTCTTATCAAAAAATCTATCTATCGCCATCACACCACCACGTTAACATATGTGCTTAAATCATTCCTAATCTTATCCATAATTTCGGCCTTACTATCAAAAAAGGTTATGCTATAAGGTCCCAGCTTTTCGGATTTTACATCCTTCTTTTTATCATAGGCCATTTTGATTAATTCCAAACATTTAGCTTCTATATCATCCGGTATAGTATTATATCCGGCATAATAAGTTATCCGGATATTCTCATGGCCTTCTGAAAAACCATTCATATAATATATATGATCTTCATTTACTTCATAATCATCCTCGTCAATTTTGCTATCATCGATCCATAATTCCCGAAAACGTGAAATTATTACGTTATCATCATCAGCATCAAGCACAATAACATCTGCAGCTGCAAAGGTTATAAAAAGCGGATCAACTACACCTTCTATGGTTAGTAACCCGCTATTGCTATCTGAATTTTGAATTAATACTTTATTGCCATCTGCAAAGCCGTCTTTTACAAAGCTACCCCCATCATTCCGGGTAACGGTTTTCCCGGCTGCAGCCCAGGCCAGATTATCAAGGTTTACGGCCAGGACCGGGTATTGCTTAAAATATAAACATTCCTGGCCGATCCCCGAATATCTTTCCTTCACATATAACCGGACTTTCAATTTTCGATGCAAAGCGCTTTCGATAATATCGGAAGCCCGGTTTATAAGGTTTTCAACATGGGCATCAACGGCCCCGCCGTCAGAGATGAGGCCTAATTCTTTATTGGCATTTGCCAAAGTCGTTAATGCGTATGTATCTAAAGCCATTTATTCACCTTCTTTTTCTTCAATTATCTCTTGTTTCTCTCCCAAAACAAACCATCTATATAAATCAAAATGCTGCTGTGTCAACTTTTCTTCTTTTTCCAATTTCTCTAAAGCCGCAACTATTATCCCCTTCGCTATATCTCCGAAAATAATTTCCTTATCTTCTACCTTATCCCAGCCTTTCTCCGGATCAACCTTAACTCCCCCGGTAAGCAAATCATTATGTAATCCTACCGCCTTACTTTCTTCTTCTGTCGGGGCCAATTCCATCTGTAATTCCCTCACAATCTTTAGGGTTGCGAAGGTCCCCTCTGGCGGTAATAGGCTCATACATACTAACCTATTAAATAGCCCCAAATTCACCTTAAACGGCTCATAGGCCGCCAGGGCCACCATGCTCATTAACAATACAAATACTAATACTAATACTGCGGTTAATTTCATTCTACGGTTTAACATTTCTTTACTCCTTTAATATATTTTTTGCGGTAAACTAACCCTTCAGAGTTACCACTAACCCGGCCACACTCCCCCCGGGCTTCCCCGTCTAATTCGCCATGTCTTTTTCAACGGGCAGTTGATTGCCGGGTTTATCTATACCACCCGGCGAAGATTTTTTATTTCTTAAGGCACACTACTATATACCTGAATATAACTTACGCTTCCACCCCCATCTACAAATAAAGGTACATATCCTTGATGTGTAGCACCTTCGCCATCATATATAATACCTATCGACGGACCAGATGCGATGTCAAATAATGCTGTAATCATTCTATTAGAAGTGTTTAAACTAAACGGGCAAAATCTATCATAGTCAGCAGCAATTATTATTCCCTGCATTCTTACGCCAAAGATTATATGAGCATCGGTTACTGTTGCTCCTAAATCCTCAATATTCGTAAATATGGCTTCCATCGGTACATTTGGTGGTAATGTAGCACCATTTTGAATAAAGGTCTGAAAAGATGCAGATGAATAGGGTTGAGTTCCAGTACCATCATAATTACATCGCAAAGCTATTAATTCACCCAAGAGGTTACCGGTAACAAGACTAAAGTTTTCAACGGTCTTTGTATATTGTATCGTATTCTCAAGCACACTGAATATTAAATATTTGCCTAAATTATTTACCGCACATTTAAGCGTAATGTAATCAAGTGATAGCATATTTCCAGCTAATGGTGTAAGTCCATTTATAATCATGAACTGTCCATGATTATCTACTTCGGTTACTGCTGCCGCATTTCCACCCAAAGCAAACTGCATAAAGTTTAAAGTATTAGCAGACCCTATGACATCGCTAAGTGAAAGGTCTTCGGTTGCAACTATTTCATGTTCCACGCAAGCTATTGTTCCATTTAAAGCCCCTGCAGGAGTAACTACTTCCGCACAAACTCCAGCCAATAATCCGATAGAGCCTAAAACATCATCTCCACTCATGTCAAGTTTTGCTTTTATGGCATTGCCCCAAGCTCCCATTCTGACGCAAGATGGGGCCAATACAAATTCGGCTGCCCTTCCTACTTGTCCTTCACCGGTTAAAATAGACATTACATAAACCGGCATAGCATTAACGGATCCGGAAGTCCCTGCGCAAGTTCCCCATACCTCGAATATTGGCTCTCCATAAGTATAAGTTACTACATTATCATCTTCACCGACATTTACGCCTATCTGAAACAGAAATTCGTCTCCATCCGGTAAATTATATTTCCAAAAGTCCCCATCATAATTCCAAAGATCCACGTCTTCGGGCCAAGCTGCACTCATGGCTTCATTCTCCGGATTATTTATTTGAAGTGTTTCATCGAATCTATCCCAGGTTACTATATCCTGCAGCGGCATATTGTAAGGAAATATCTTGATAGCAGAAGCCGGCATTACAAAACACAATACCATAGCCAGGATAAAAGCGATCATTCCTAATCTTTTCATGATTAAATCACCTTCCTTTCTTTATTTTATTTTTTACTTACATTTTCACTTTTCACCATTCTATCATTCGGGGCTTCTTCGATATTTTTTGTCTTTGTCTTGCCTTTTTTGTTATTTCTTATATTGACAGATCTGCCAGCTCTTACATTGGGAATAATATGGCCTAGATTCTCTCTTACAATCCACAAACCAATTTCCTTATTTACAGTGGCTATTTCTCCTTCCTCATAAATTCTGTCATTTTTTTTATCGTAGAAATCCCTTCCGATTTTAACTTTCATGACAAACTCCTATCTATTTATTTTTTAGGATTTTAGGCCTGTCCGGAACTGCCCCATCCTAAAGCGCCCATAATAGCTACAACACTAAATGTAACGTTATTGGTAGCAACAACTGCCCTGATATTAATGAATCTTCTGGTCGGTTTATAGTGATAGGTTGCTGCTCCTTCTGTAGTAATCTGGGCCATTGAGTAATCCACATTGGTTAATGCCAAGGTAGCTATTCCACTTCTCACGCTTACAGTTACCTTTCCTGCTCCGGTATGTGCGCCAACATTAACATGGATTAATATTTCTTTAGGATAATTGTAATCGGCCAGATCAATCTCTTCAGCTACATTATGAGCGCCGTTTGCCCTGGTATTATATATTCCGGTGCCTTGATCCTTTGCTCGAATCGCATCCAATACGAATAGATTTTCTCCCAAATCTTTCATTCCCATTATATTATCAACTCCTTTCCAAGTTTATTTTATATTAATTAAGCCGTATCGGTATTTAAAACTACGAATGGGCTGATCTCGGTAGTATTATCATCAGCAGTAAGAGATCCTTTCAGCCAGGGTTTACCGTCCACATTTCCAAACATCTTCAAGGCTGTCTTGTTAGATAAAAAATACACATGCTTGGATTTGTCGAAAGCTGGCCCAAAACCGTCTTTGATTATATACTTACTGAAATCATAAAGTCCGATATCGCCCCTGGTCCCTAATGCCGGCACCTTGTAAGTCCATTTGATAGGAATACCGCATAAGACATCCGGGATCTTCTTGGCTATATTGCCCTGAATCCAAATTGAATTACCGGCTGCATCCGCTAACGCAATAATTTCACTTCTGCAGGCCTTATTTATAACCCAGACTGCTTTTGATTCGCCCAGGAATACATCCATCATGCCATTAATATCTGCAAATAAAATCCTATCGGTTGTGTTTCTGGCTACTTCGATAGTACATGGTGAATGGATCACGCCCATTGGCTGGCCTACTCCGGTCCCCAGTAAGAAATGGTAATCCTCGAATCCAATCAGGCCTTCTCTGTATTTCTGCTTTACGATCGCCTCTAACTGCCTGGCGTTCCTCAATACCTTATCGGTCAATACACAATATCCGGACCATTCGTTGGGCTTGTATTCCACTATAGACACTCTAATTTCGGTGTTATATTTCGCAGCACCTTCAAGAGTCCAGCAGAACCATATTCCACCGTATAAATCGCCATGTTCTTGATCCGTCAATCCAGCTTGCTCCAAATAAGGCATTTCCAAAGCTGCGTCTGGTGGACTACCAGCCGGGATAACAAAAGCCCTCGGTCTTACGATAGCTTCTTCTGGTGAGAATTGTAACATCCCTTCCCTGTATTTAATAGGGATCAGATATCCACCAGCCGGATCGCTGTCCATAGACATCTCTTTCGTTACATATTCCTTGCATCTTTCGGCTGATTTTTCATCAAGATCTCTACATGCTACATCCCTAACAAATTCGCCCAGAGTTGGGAATAATTTTTCTACTTCTGATCTATCGTCTGTCTCGCCATCTGGTCTTTTTATCTGCAGGAATGGTTTTAATGCTTTATCCATTTGTTCTTCTACTAACTTTGCTAATGCTTTTTTTTCTTCCTCTGTCATTTTCAATCACTTCCTTTCGTTCTTATTTTTGTATTGGATTATTTATTTACTTTGCCTACCAAATAATCGACCTTTTTATTTATGGTTTCAGTTATTATTTTATCTCTTTCTTTCTTCTCATCTTCTTCTTTTTTTTCATCTTTTCCGGGATCTTCTTTTTTACCATCTTCTATATTTTCTTTTTTACCATCTTTTTCTCCTTCTCCTTCCTGGCCTTCTTCCTCTCCAGCAGAATCCAATACTGATTGAATTAAAACTTGGGCGGTTTTTAGATCCTTTTTATTTTTAGCGTTTAAGACTGCCCCGGCCTTTAATTCAAGATCTTCTAATTTTTCTTTTAACTCTTTATTTTCTTTTATAATATCATATATATCATTTAAAGAATAACCTATTTTACCTTCAACTGACAATATATTTTCTTCTTTCTCTATTTCATTTCCTTCATCATCTATATATATATACTTAATTTTTACACAATTTTTTAATTTATCTTCTTTCTCATCCTTCTCAATAGAGGCCATCACTTCTTCCCAGTCAACTTCTTCCGGCTCATAATCCACATCCCAATCTACCTTTTCAAGATAATCAGTAAAAACTTTACTATGATCCTTTACCCACTTTTTGGCTTTAGCCATAGTCCAGCCTTTGGCTTTCTCGAATATATAAGTGGCTACCTTTTTAACTTTCCCGCAATATAGTGCTGTGATCCCCTTTTCTTTATCTATGTCAATTGTGGCCGTTATCTTACAATCATTAACCGGGATTCTGATATACTTTTCGGTTTCTTCCGGTTTAGTAACCAATTCTTTTTCCCCTGGCCCCGGCCTTTCAATACGCCTCATAGTTCCACCACATTTCGGGCATTTTATCTCTTTGCAATGCTTATCGGATGTTACTTTTTCCCCGCATTTTATGCATTCGCAATCATATTTTGCCTTCTCTGCGCCCATAAAAAAATCTTTATCCTCTATCATTTCATCTATTATTTCTTTTAAGATTGGATCATATTCTTTATATTCCGCTTTGGCCTTTAATCCCTGGGCTGCATCCGTATTGCTGGGAACTGTTACCTGGGATATTTCAACTAATTCTTGTTCGAGATAAGTCCGGGTCGGTTTCTCTTTGGCATCTACCCATTTTATAGGAATAAATCCTACTGAATAGGCTGCCTTCCCTTTGGTCGCTATAAAGTAACCCCAATCGGCTTCCGGATTACCCTGGTTAATGTAATACTTCGGCCGGGCCAATAGGCCTTCCTCTACTACCTGGACATCTAATAATTCCCCAATCTGATTTTGCAAGCTACTATAATTATGAGAAGATAAAAGAATCGCCCTTTTCTTAAAGTCTTTTAAATATTTCTTCCATCCCTTCGGATCAATAGATTCACCATGCCGGTCGGTTTTAGCGGTAGACATGGGGATCAGCATATTTATAACTCCTTCTTCATCTCCTATCTTTTTTACTATAGTTCGGAATGTTTTGAATATCTTTTCTACTTTTTTCTTTTCCTCTGGCATATTTCTCACCTCACTTTATGATTTTATTTATAAGCTTTTTCCGTTCATACCACCCCATAGAATTTAGCATTTTTTTCGGCAAAGGAAATAAATCTCTGCCCTGTCTCTTATACACATCTGACGCTGCCGACGATCTACTCTGTGTAGATCTCGGTGGTCGCCG